GACAATCTACATTGCCAGTGACTCTGGTGATAATAATGTAACCCATCTTGAAACCTCAAGTGGAGGTAGTGATTCGGCTAATGTTATTCTTTGGGATAGAAGCAGCGATAATGAGAAGCAACTTTCATTTTACAGAGTTGATGGAGAACGAGCCAAAACCACTATTCAGTGGACAGCACAACTTTACTACTCACCTGAATATTATGACTAGGAGATATCATGGCTAGAATTAATAAGATTGTAACAAGTCAGTTAGAGGGGAGAAATACTTCTGACCCCTATCCAGAAGGAACTTTCCTTTTTGATAATAATAATGTTTTAGTTCATCACAATGGTACTACCGATGGCACGCCTATTCTAGGTCCTGGAGTTGTCTATGGCTACGGGAATGACAGTGGTGATGGTGCAGGCTTAAACACTATCAAGCTAATCCCTGATGCAAACTTATATACTGACCAGTACCTAATTATTGACCCAACAGCGCCAAACCACATTCATATCCGCGCAGGAGGAGGACAGGACACTTCAGATGCTGACTTATTCCTTGGCGCAGAAAACACTCATGTTAGAGTATCTGACAACTCAAATAATGTTACTGTAGCAGCTAATGACAACCAGTGGGATTTTGGTAGTGACGGCACTCTCTACGGTCCTGCTGATGGTGGCGTAAAAGTTGCTGGTCTACTCACTGAGTTCATAGCTTCTCCTGCGGATAACAACTTAAACCTTTTTAGCAGTTCAGACATTATTCTTAATGCTGATGGAGGTTCGTACATTACCTCTACAACAATAGCAAACCAAATTGCAACACAGGGTTATGTAGATTCTGCAATTGAAAGCATCCCAGAAATCTTGAAGAGTGTTGTAGCAGCAAGCACAGATTTTTCAGACTTTAAGAGCAGGATTGCAGCGCTGTAAAGTCTCGTTAAAGAGTCCCTCCTTTAAACGGGAGGGGTTTTTTATTAATCTACATAAGATATACCTTATGTAAAAGTTATCCACAGGCTAGGCAGTTGCTTTTTGCTATTTTTCTGTATACATTTAAGTCTAACTATGTACGTGTAAACGACAAAAAGACAGGATAATTATTATGGACAATAGTGTTAAATACCTAAATACCACTGCAAATCACTTTGAACATTGCGATTGGGACTACACCAGGTTGTCCCACATTAAATCTATTAAACATGAATCAAAGCATGATAAAACAAATTCATTTTTATTTAGACTAAAAAGTGCCCTTAGGTGGCTATTCGGTCCAACACCTAATTTCATTAAAGAACTAGAACCAACTTTGCTTGGAAGAATTAAAAATCGTATCTGCATAGCATATTTTTCATTTATTAAAGAAAAGAATGTTCCAGATGGAGTTTTATTAAACAGTGGTGGAGTTATTACTGAGTGGGAGGAGACTGGAGAGTATCTTCAACTAGTACAACCCTCTGTAGGAGCTCTATTAGCTGATTTCCTTAAGGAAGACCCAGAGCACCCTCATGCCAAGATAATTACTGCTGAACTCGATCGAATTATAGAAAGATACAATGAAAGAGTGATTAATGGAGAAGTAGATGGAAACAGGCGAAATGTCTAAAGAAATAGCATATTGCTATGCTCGCGTATCTACCCAGATGCAGGTAGAAGATGGCATGTCTCTGGGGGCCCAGGAGAAGCAACTTAACTATGCTGCCGATGCTGCTGGTTATGAAGTTGTTATGCTACGCGAAGAAGGACGCTCAGGTAAGAGCATTCAGGGCCGTCCAGTGCTCAGGGAAGCCTTACACAGGTTAGATGCAGGAGAAGCTAACGCTTTGTATGTAACTCGTCTAGATCGCCTTGCTCGCTCTACTAAGGACTTCCTAAGCATTATTGATAGGTCTCACAAGCATGGCTGGCGTCTGGCGCTACTAGATCTAGGTTTAGACACTGCCACCTACCAGGGGAGGTTTGTAGTTACCATTATGGCAGCTATGGCAGAGATGGAACGAGGGATGATCTCTCTTAGACAAAAAGACGTTCATCAAGATCGTAGAGATAACGGTAAAGTCTGGGGAGTTGATTTAGGACCAAAACCTATAATTAATGATGTAATAAGGGAAAGAATTAAAGCAGAAAGAGACGCTGGAATTTCTTACAGACTTATTGCTGATAGTTTAAATAGAGAAGCAATACCCACTGCCCATGGGGGCAAAGAGTGGTACTCATCAACAGTAAGAGCTATCTACACTTCTTATTTAAAAACTCTAACTTAATTAACAACACTTTACTGATGTAAAATTCTAGTGATCTTAAACAGTCGCTGGAGCTTTACTTGTTTAATAAATTTCGTATTTTATTTTTGTCTACTCTTTTTTTGTTGTACTCATTTATTGGCGCATTTTTTGCACCTGTAGGTGCATCTACATCTGAACAGCCTTGTAGTATATATTCATGGAGTGAAGAAGATGATGTTGCACATCAAATGTCTCTTCCTTACAGTCTACCTTTAGGTAGTACAACATATGACACGGTTTACGTGACAACTAACGGAACTCTGACTTTTGGTACACCTGACACAACATTTCATACTTACCCATCAACTTCATCTATCTCCCTTGCGGGTTGGGACTGGGTTACCTGGGGTGGAGGATACTTAAGTTATGGAGTAACTGACACTGGATTTTGTGTTGAGTGGAAGGTGCGTCCTTACCCTGAATCAAGTGGTGATTTCACAACAATCAAATTAACTGTTGATACTTCACGTTTACCAACTTGGTCAGGAATTGTTGAGACAACAGGGTGGCTTCCTCAGGATTTACGTCGTGGAATTCGTTTTGAATCTAATCAAGATGTTGTAGTTATTTCTGAAGCATTTACTATTAACGGCGGGGTTCCAGTTGAAATGCAAACTTGCTGGGATGGGACAATTATTCCTATGTCTGGAACTTGTCCAGCAGAACCGCCACCAGGAGAGTGCTGGGACGGATCAACAGTTGCTTATAACCAGACTTGTCCACCAGTGCCACCAGATACGCAGTGTTGGAATGGGACATGGGTTGCGTGGAGCCAAACTTGTCCTCAACAACCAGCACCAATTGAATGCTGGGACGGATCAGAAGTTAATTACGATCAACAATGTTCTCCAGTACCAGATCCTGTTGTTAGTCCAACCCCAGAACCAACGCAAACAATAGCACCCACCCCAGAGCCAACAGTGACACCTGAGCCGTCACCATCAGAAACACCGACAATAGAGCCAACTTTAGAACCTTCACCAGAACCTAGTCCTTCTCAGGCTCCAGTAGAGTCCCCAGCTCCTGCCCCTTCAGAGAGTTTAACTCCTCTTCCACTTCCAAGTTCTCCAGAACCAGTAGAGCCTTCACCCACATTTGTCCCAGAAGATCCAGAACCTTCATTTACACCAACTCCTAGTCAAGAACCAATTATAGAACCAGAAATACCAATTGATTTTGACGAGTCATTTACTAAAGAAGAAGTCGAAGAATTTATTAGTGATTTGCTTTCTGATGGAAATATTAGTCAAGAAGAAGTAAATAATTTACTAGAAAATCTTACTGAAGACGGAGTTTTAACTCAAGAAGATAAGGAACTACTTGTATCCGTTATTATTGCTCAAGCAGATGGAGAGGCAGTATCTTCTGAATTAATTGATGAGTTGGGTCTTGATTATGAATATTTACCGCCAGATCAGTTGGTTATTTTATCTAATGGAGTGGTTTTAACTGCAGAAGTTTTAGATGCTATTGAAATCTTTGAAAGTCCCTCTGAACTTCTAGCAACAATTTTTTCTGATCCAAGTAAAACAGTTAAAGCTTTACTTAATGTCGGCGCAGACATGACTGAAGAAAAACGCGAAGAAGCTCAAACAGTTGTTGTTGCGGCAATTATTGTGACACAGGTAGCTGCAATAGCAGCTGTTGCATCTTCTGGTTCTACAAGTTCCTCAGGAAGCACTGGAGCAGGAGTTCCTGCAGGTGAAGAGAGAGTTAGAAAATCAAAAAAGAGAGTTATTAAAAAAACCCCTAAAAACAGGAAAATTAAAAGATAACAAAAACATTCTGGAAGGAATAAATATGATTAAGAAAATCGCTTCAGCCATCTGGGCTGTAGTTAAAGATCTAATTGCTGAAATGTGGACTTTACTAGGTATGTTTATTGCCTGGGTAACTCTAGATGGATCTGCTAAATCCGTTGTAGGTATGGCCACTTTAGTTGCACTAACAGTGTGGATTATCAGCCTACCCTTACGTATGGAAAAACATGAAGATTAACCCCTAAATTGCCTATTGTAGTATCTACTGGTATGTTTACAATAAGAAACATTCTACTACAATAGGAGAAATAAAGAATGAGTGACGATTTAATAAAAGAATATAAAGACAAAATAGACCCTATCCTATTATTGGCAAAAAAAGCTTATGGATCTAGGACTCAAAAAACTCCAGCTCATGATGCCAGCAGAAGATACACAGATTTGCTTATTGAATTTAAATTAAAAGGCGGAAGTCTTCCAGGGCTTGCCAGAGAACTAAATGTTGCATATGCAGGAGTAAGACGACGTGTGGTTATGAAGGACGTTACAGTAGCTTCTGTACGACCAAAATCACGTACTTTAGATGAAAATTCTGTAATTGAAGCATCTGAAAGAGTTAAAAAAGCTAAAGAAAATGGCGTAAGTAGCTACCACGATCAACTGGCAAAAGAGTATCAAGATGGCATACCAATGTCAGGACTTGCCCGAGGATTAGGGCTAAGCTCGGCTGCTCCGTTGTATTATGGAGTTCAGAGAAGTTTACAGAGAAATAATTAGGTAGGTCTAAATGGGTAAAAGTTTGATGGAAACCATCGCTCTATTACCCGAAGAAGAACGCGCTCTGATACTTTCTGATATTGATCTGGACGAGCTTGTGTGGGATTGGTCTGCATGGGCTCGTCCAGAGCAATTAGCACCTGAGGGTGATGACTGGAACGTTTGGCTTGTACTTGCAGGTCGTGGCTTTGGTAAAACAAGACTTGCTGCTGAGTGGGTAAGAGAGCAAGCAAAATATACAACAGAAGGTCAACGTAGATTTGCTTTAGTAGCACGTACTGCAGCAGACGTTCGTGACGTTATTGTTGAAGGTGAATCGGGCATTATTAATATTTCGCCACCTAGCGAAAAACCCCATTATGAGCCATCTAAGCGTAGATTGACTTGGCCTAACGGAAATACAGCAACACTTTTTACAGCAGACGAACCTGACTCCCTCCGTGGTCCTCAATTTACTCACTCGTGGGGGGATGAAATTGCAGCTTGGCGTCAGACTCCAGATGCTGCAGGTATGACTGCATTTGATAACTTACGAGTCGGTACTCGTCTTGGAGCAAAACCAAAAATTGTTTGCACAACAACTCCTAAAAGAGTTCCTCTTTTATACAAACTTATTGAAGAATCAAATAAAACTCTAAATACCGCTGCAAAAGTAGTTGTCACAAAAGGTTCAACTATGGACAACGCTGGAAATTTATCTGGTGCATATCTTGAAACAATCATGGGAGTTTACGAAGGAACTTCTCTTGCTAAACAAGAACTTTATGGGGAAATGCTTGACGATATGGAAGGCACCCTATGGAATATGGAGATGATTGAATCTTCACGTCAAAATATTATGCCTTCTTATGCACCACTAAGAGTTATCGGTGTTGACCCATCTGTTGCAGAAAATCCAAGAGATGAATGTGGAATTATTGTTTGTGCCTCTACATCAGATAGAGATCTATATAAACGTCACGCATGGGTTTTAGAAGACGCATCAATTCTTGGTTCACCAGAAGTCTGGGCTAATAAAGTAGTAGAAATGGCTAGAAGATGGGGATGTCCTGTTGTTGCGGAAGTTAATCAGGGTGGCGCTTTGGTGCGCAATGCCATTAATGCTATTGACCCTAATGTTAAAGTTCTCGAAGTCCACTCAAAATATGGTAAAGCACTACGAGCAGAACCTACAGTCCTTGCCTACGAGCAAAAACGTATTCACCACGTTGGCTATCTTTCAGATCTTGAAAGTCAAATGACAACATGGATACCAGAGTCGACTAAAAAATCTCCAGACAGAGTAGATGCATTAGTTCACGCACTAACAGCTTTATTAATTAAACCACCAGCTGGTTTTGTTGGCGGAAAAATTACTGCAAAATCACCAGCGGCCCGTAGAATTCCTATAATCGGATCTACAGGCCGTGGTGCAAGGATTATTAATCCTTAAGTATTACTTAACGATTGCTGCCCAGGATTTTGGACCAACAGTGCCATCTGGAGTTCCAAGAGCTTTGTAAGTTTTTTGAAAATTTACAACAGCTTTTTTAGTTTTAGCATCATAAACTCCAGTTGCAGAAACTTTAAGAGCAATTTGAAGAGCCTTTACATGCTCTCCAGATTCTCCTGGCTTTACTGGATGACCAGGGTACGCCTTTGATGGTGCAGCAGGCTTAGCAGACTTAGCAGGCTTAACAGGCTTAGCAGGCTTAGCAGGCTTAGCAGGGACAACAGGCGCAGATCCACTATCACTTGCAAGAAGTTCTGCAGGATTAATACCGCCACCTTTAGTCCAAGTAGGTTTTGCTTGCGCTTCAAGATGAAGATGAGGGCCAGTTACGTTTCCCTCTTTACCAACTTCTCCAACTTTTTGTCCTGATTTAACAGAATCACCTTTTTTAACAAGTAACTTGCTCATGTGAGCGTACATTACAAAAAGTTTTCCATGTTGGATTACAAGAGACTTACTTCCGTAAGCACCGCCCCAAACTCCAGTTCCGATAACTTTACCGTCACCAGCAGCGAACACAGGGGTACCAACAGGAGCAGCAAAATCTACCCCTTCGTGGCGTCCTGTTGTCCACATTTTCCCAGGCTTCGCAAAAACGGTCGTAATTTTATAATTTGATGGTACTGGCCAAGCCACGTATATACACCTCGTGTTAGATAAAAAGATTTACTTATCTAAAATACACGAAATACAGAGTAGTGATTTTATCGAGCAAATCTCATAGCAGTTGTCCAGTCCGTGTCCATTGACTCTACAGCTCTAGGAATTAAGATTTTTCCATTTATAAGTGCTTTAGCTCCAGTGCCAACAATGTTTAGATTTCTATCCGTAAGCTTTCTTTGGAATGCAATCTGAGTCATAGCTCTCTCACCACGTTGCTCGCTCCAAAGCTTGTAAATTGTGTACACGTCTTTTAGAGGAACTGAAGATCCTTCAATATCTCTCATCTCTTCATCTAAAAACATACCAATTCTATCTTCATTTTTTCTGTAAATTTCAGAAGCTTCATTTACAGCAGCACACGAACCCAAAGCATCTTTAGATCCAGATCCTAAAATTTTAATTGCACCTTCAACTGCCCAAGAAAGTACAGCAGGAAGAGCACCATTAGGATCAAAAATATATTCTTTTAAGTCAGGGTCAGAAACTTCTGGCGGTCGCATCAATGGAATAGGTTTAATACGACGCCACATGGCTTCATCAGTAATAATTGGCCTATGGTTAGTTGTAATCCAAAGCTTAGCTTTTGACTCGAAAGTAAATGGACGTTCACCTGGAGAACGCGCAGAAATTTCTGTAGATCCAGTAAGTTTCTTTACGGCATTTTCTTTTAAACGTTCTGACTCAGGTAATTCATCCACCCAAACCATTCGGCGACCACGAAGCATCGCCCAGTGGTACAAATCTGAACTGTTAGATTGTCCGTCATTCATAGCAAGAATTGTTGAGTCCATAGGGAATGCATACTGATCCGTACCTAATGCTTTAACTAATGCCTCAACTAAAGTATTTTTACCAGATCCAGCAGGACCGTAAACTAAAAACATAACGTCATACTTACGAGAACCAGTAAGCGTGTAGCCAGCTGCTCTTTGAATAAATTCTTGAAGCTCTTTATCTCCACCAGTTGCATAATCAATAAATTGTTGCCATCTAGTGTTAGTTAGACCAGGGGTATATGAAATCGGAGACTTTCTTGTTATAAATAGATCTTGTCTACCTTTAAGAAGTTCTCCAGTTCTTAAATCAACTACCCCATTTGATACACCTAAGTAGTGCTCATCTTTATCCCACTCGCTAACTTCTACCAAAATTCTTGGGTCGGAGTTTGCACTTCTAATTGCAGCATCAATTCTTGCATTTGACTTTGATGTTTTAGCAAAACCAAGAATTTCTCCTTGCTTATCAGTATCACCTGCATAGTGCGATACTTCACTACCAATTACTGAAGCAAGTTTTTTTGATATTTCTTGCATACCGAGAAGTTCTATATCTGGTCGCCAATAAACCCCATCCCACTTAAACCAACCAAGACCTTCAGAATAACGAATGTTTTGACCAAATACGTCAACAATTCTTCTACCATTACCAGTGTCAGTAAGAGACCGTAGACCAATCATCCCCCCATCAGATTCAGATATAGCATCAACATCTCTAGGAATATTCATATTAGTTAAAGAGACTGCCTCTTCAAACGAACTTCCACTTTCCAATGCTTCACTAATAGATCCAGCAGGGGTACCTGGTAGAGGACTATTGGTATTAAAAGTTTCATACTTAGGTTGGACAACGCCAGTTAGCGCCTTAGGAGCAATATCTTCCGTATTACCCTGAGAGGCAGAAATTTTTTCTGCGTTATTTTTCATCCATTCATCAACATAAGGAGCAATCTTTTTGATTATTGGATTTTGTTGTACAAAATCAAAAGCACGATTAAATTGAAAAAGAACGCCCTCTGGACCTTCAAGAGGAAGAGGTGGACGAACTTTTTCATGATTAAAACGAATAATTAAAGCTTCAGCTGCAGATCGATTAATTGGATCTACACCCATTTTATTTGCAAGAGCGCAAGATAGTTTGTAGATATCTACAACGCGGTGACCCTCATCAAGACCTTCATCAAGAATTTTGTCTATATCTACACGTTCGCCATCAATTTCTACGTCACCAAATACATAATCCCAGTCAAGTTCTCCCAAAGACATTTTAGATTTAGCAGATCTAGTTCCATTTTTGCGAAGTAAAGACAGTAGGTCTTCAGGAGCCTCTGCCATTTCTATTTCCCACGGGGCATGTCCCTCTACCCAGTTGTAGCAATATCCAGAGAAGTGTCGAGATGGCGCAATAAGTACATAACCATTGTGTTTAATATCAACACCTTTGAGGTTATTCTTCATCAAATTACCATGAAGGGCTTCTGAAGGATCGCACTTGTAAAATAAATGACGACCACGAACGGTTCTACCGTTTAAGGTATATTCTCCCGTTAAAGCTTCAACGGTGGGAGGAAGATTGCCATCTAATAATTCTTCAAATCTTTGAAAAGACTCAAAACCACCAGAGCGCGGATCAACATCTATAACAAGAAATCCTGAAGAACGACAGGAAACAGCAACGTTTGCTTCGGGAGTTTGACTCCACCAGTCTTCAATAACTTCTTGATCGTCGGTAGCACGAATGTTCCACTCATCAATTGCTGGATGCTTAGCTAAATCTTTAGGCTCCGAGTGAGGACGACCACATGTACATCTTCCACCGTCAATAATTCCATGACAAGGGAGAATCTTCCACCCCTGAGATGCGTACCACTCAGCTGCTTTAAATAGTCGACCACTATCAGCTGCCTCCCAACCTGCCACTTACATGTCACCAACAACTGCGTAATTATCATTAAAGGTTGACAAAGATAAAAACCAAGATTCGGCATCATTAATTAAAATATAAACTCGTTCTCTGCCAGTTTCAGTTTTTGTTAAAACTGCTGGAAGCTCCCCCGCAGAAACTGCTCTAAATATAACTCTAGTTGGTAACCCATACTTAAGGGCAATAGCCCTAACACTCAGTCTTTTTTGAGTATCCAATGCAGTTTCCTTCTCTGATACAGATAATTTTAATAGAACGTACCCTAAATAAATCTTTTCGTCAACATCTTTACAAATTTGATTAATTAGGTGAATAACGAAACTATACATCATTTTAAATTTAGGTAGATAAGAATCGCCAATAGATGTTTTAAACCTAGATTAGAATTAGCTATTATTACTTAAAATACTTTAGGACATAAATGTTTCCAATTAGCTGGTGGGAGCCAGGTACTCCAGGTGCTTTAGATATCGGAGATGCATCAGCTATTTTATTTTTCTTA